GGCTGCTGCTGCTACCTGGTAAATCTCCGGTCAACCCTGGTCAACCTAGGATGTCAAAAAACGCATGCAAGCAGACAGACAACCGAACATTTTGAAATGCCAGGTGAACCGGTCTAAATAGCATGTATAGAGATATATAATCTTCAGCCAATGTGCTGATAATCAATGACTTGCAGATAAAAAAGATCAGTTTGCAGCATCATCATCATCAAAACCGGCTAAAAATCAAAGGTCATTGGGGGTAAATTGGCTTTTGTTATTACGATAAACCTCAACAGATTTTTGCAACAAAATGCCTGGAACCTAAAAAGGCGAAACCCCAGGCACACCACATACCCAGGGTTTCTATTTGTAATGAATACTAACTAAAATCATCGGAATCAGATTCATCTTCATCCCATATGATATCAGCGTCATCAGTAAAGTCTAATTGAAGGTAGTTGTCAACTGTTTTTGTTCCTATATCCAGGAGACCCTTGGCTGCAAAACTGTTGTCATACTCGATCTGACACTCATGATTATCCGTATTTACAATAATTACATAGTGCTCAAAGTGCTCCCCTAGGATCGCCTTGGCTTCTTCTATGATTTCTTCTAAATTTATTGGGCTTGACATGTGCTTTTCCGGTGGTTAACATAGGTTTAACAAAGGTTTTGACTTATGTTGATGTTCTTAGATCAAAAACAACAGATAACCTAGGTTAACTTATAGTTAAACCCCCCATATTAGTCCATCCTTCAGAAGACCCCTAGGAGGCTCTGTACGACCTTTTATGTTCTCCCAATGGTAAGTGTCACTACATCCATACATGGACGCTTCTAGACCCCTTTTTGTTCTTGTAAAAGGCATCCTTGAACTTTTCCATCTCCTCAAATAGCAGCTCGTTCTTCCGGTCTACTATTTTGTCGCTTGCATCCTGTGACATCTGTTCAACCCAATAGTTGACTGCCATCGATAGAGCGTCCAATCTGTCATCATGACTGATAGCCCCTCTTTCCCTGGTGATCCTGGACATTTGATAGAACAGTTGATACTTGAGCTGGGAATCCTGGGAATACCCCTGGGCAGATTCAAAATCATTTTGGATGACCCTGGGATCGACAACGAGTTTATGTTGGTTCATAACTGGTTCCAAAGTGTCAATGATTCGTTTCTCTTTTTGGGTATTGTGTCTTACCTCGGAGATAGTACATGGGTATATCTTAGAGAGGATCGGCTTGAATATCTGATTGAACATTCCATCGCCAAAGTTACTTTCGACAACTATCTCGTTGACCGAGTAGTCCTTGGCTTTTATCGCAAGGGATTTTAGAACATCTTCTTCATATCCTCCTTGCATGCCTCCAGCATCAACAACATAGAGGAAACCATTGAGCATCTTAACGATTGCCCAGGCAGTCTCATCCTTACCTCTACCGGAGGGATCAATACTCATGACGGATCCGGTGTATTGCACATGATCCCCAATCTGTTTGAATGGACGATAGTACCGGTCATGACTGAATCCAACATTAGGAACACTAGAGTCCCAGGCTAGATCCGGAGATTGAGCCCATACGAGCTTCTCCGGTGCCAGTTCTTTATCCAGGTTCATGACTATAAGATCTACCAGGCGTAATGGGTAGCGATCCATATCGGATCTCCTGGTGTTCAACATGAACTGCATGCTGAATCCGGATCTACCATAGGATAACTTTCTTTCCTCTAGATCTATGTCCGAGAACCTGGTGGGCTCGGTGGATTTACCCAGGTCACTATTGCTTACGCATAGATTAGACACCTGGGAGTCGTAGACATTCTCGTTTGTGCTCTCATCGATGTACTGAGCAGTCCAAATCTTGCAGCGGTAATCACGCTCCAGGAGTAAATTATAAATTGAATCCTCGGTCTGAGGTGTTCCCAGGAAGATAACTTTCGAGCTATCTCCAGGTTTGAGGATAGCATCGAACTCTTTTACTTGTTCTGAGAGCTTCCAGCGTAAACCATGAGTAGCTGAGTTTGAAGGTACCTCAATATCATCAGCAACAATTATATCTGCACGAGCTCCGGTCAGCTGCGAACTAACACCTAAAGATTTGGCGCTAGGTGCGTGTGACGCTGGTGCCGGTGCAACATCAAATGAAATCTTAGAGAAACGCTGCGTAGCTTTCGGTACGAGGTGTTTTAATACCGGCATCTCATGAATTAACCGCAGCGTAAAGGTGCTGAAGTCATCAGCCCTGGTCTTCGATGCAGAAACAACAAGAATGTTCTTTGTTGGATCCAGGAGTAACTGGTGAACTACGAAGGCAGAACAGATCCAGGACTTACCAACACCTCGGAATCCCTCGATGATAGCTCTCTTGGCACCATGCTGCATGTAGTCAGCTATTTCATACTGTATTGGAGTAGGATCCGGAAGGTTCTGCTGCTTCCATACTAAGTATAGGAAGTTTCTAAAATCCTTTATTTCCTCCGGTATTTCCATTAGACGGATGCTACTATACTATTTACAATTTTATCTGCTTCATCTTGGAAAGGTAATGATGTTACCAGGTCATGCAGCGGAGATCCCTCCTGGGCAACTGCCTGGATACCATTGTCTCTAAGGAGTTGCCTGGGTGCACCTAAGTCGGCAGCGGTAGCTTCTCCGGTACTGATCCTTCTGATCATCTCATCTATCAGTATCTCTTGGAGCTGATTGAGCTTATCGTCTAATGTCATAATTGTTCCTTTAATTGGAGTTGTGTTACTTTTTATTTTTAAATTAGTTATAAAATTTAATAAAGAGATAAACTAAATTAGTAAAACCTAAGAGTAACGCAACAACAGCAATTAGGTCAGCTAATGTTATAGTGCCTAATATACCAGCCATGCCTACTGCTGAAGGTAAGTGTTCTGAGTTCATAATTTAATTTCCTGGGATTGATAGTTCTTCTAAAAGGTTTTGAGTTTTCTCGCCACCGGTTGCTTTTCTCATGTTAATGGTTGAGTAAATTGATTGCCCATCATCATTAACAAAAGACTGTAATGAAGCTTTAGCTTTAGGGCTATACAATATGTACTCCCTGGCAGCCTTCCTATGCTCCGATATAATATCCTTAATCATTTGGATCCCATCGTTTACTTTGGTTCCGCTATTAGGATCGTCATAATATCCTCGATTATATGCAGTAACGAATCCGGTCTGTTTAACTAGCTTGTTTAACCGCTGCCTTAATGTCCTACCTCCTACTTTCATGGTAGACATCTGAGCTCCGTACACTGAATACAGGGTTAAACCATCCTCATTAACAAACTCTTTGGTTTTGATTCCATTGAATGTAGGCTGGATAGGTGCCACTGTATTGTACGAGTAAGCGTCTTCCAGGAGAACATCATCAATAGCTTCTCGCTTAACTGGGATCTGTTTACCGAATGGAGTAACATAACTAGATACAGTTTGTTCGTCTCTCTTCTTAGGCTCTCCCAGGACAGTTAACCGGTAGTTCTCTGCGGTTTGTCCCAGGGATCTCATAATAGAGTTTTGGAATGGGTTCCCCTGGAGAGGATCATCAACAAACTCATTCGTGAATGTTTTTGCTCTCCGGATTTCAGCTGGAAAAGGAACAGTGGATCCTAAGATCTCTCCTATACCTCTTTCTCTAACTGATTCAACATTTGAGAATACATTCATTAAAGCTTTACCGCCCCTGGATGTAGGCATTTCTACAAAGATCGAGGACGCAAATGCGGTAGCAAACCTGGCAAGCTCCATCGCATTCTTACTTTCAAAGGGATCACCATCTAGGGTTTGTTTCCAACGATAGTAGTCGGCTCCCAGGGCAAGTGCTCCTTTAACTGGATCCAGGTATTTGAAATCATAGCTGCCTTCTCCAAAGAACATCTTATAAGACTTAGGTGCTCCCTGGACATTTGATGCTGCTCTTTTCTGATCCTTGTCCATCCAGGCATCAGTTCCAGTAATTTGACCTTGTTCAGCCATTTGGTAGCCCAGGGCAAACATACCGGTGCCGATAGCCAGGATCCCAAGATCTTCATAGTCTTTTTGCATTTGTAGATCCTGGACATTCTTTAGATCATTCTTCGCTCTCGCTATGTTTTGCTTAGCTGACCTGGCAGTTGTAGGATCCGCACTGTTTAGCTGCTTAGTTGAATCCGCAATCTCTTGTTGTAGATCTCCAATACGCTTGTTGTATTTACCGGTAAATGAGGAAACTGTACCTTTACCGCCTCGTCCTTCTAGCTTCGAGATTCCTCTACCTACTTTCTCCATACCCATACTTGCTGCTTTTAGAGGAGCTATATAGTCGGTTGTCATGCCTAGGGCTCTGAATGGAACACCGATAAATGGAAATAGGAACCTGGCGATTAAGCCGGCTTCGTTAGGAGAGTTTGAAAGCTTGTTAAGGGATTCAACTGCACCATCAACAACATCCCTACGAATATCGTTAGGATCTAAGTCCATGTTTCTAAAGTGATTTCTACGAGCCTCGTTAAAGATCTCTTTGAACTCCGGATCATACTTAGCTTGCATTCTTCCGGAGCTGCGATCGATGGTAGACTCGACATACTCTTCGGCTGCCTTGTTCCAGTCATCGCGACCGGAGGTGACACCTTTACGAATACCTTCTGCCCTGGCTTTTCTAAGTGAGTGAGCTATTAGAGAGATCTCCTCTAGTCCACCAATAAGAGATAACCCATAATCAAACAAGAACATGGGTACTTTTGTAACCGGAGCATTCATGATGTTCTTTCGAAGATTCATGACTGTTTTCATAGCTCCCCTGGCATTCTTAGCGTCAACTCTTCGTTCTGCTTCTCTCATACGAGTCTTAGCAGTGTGTGAAAGCTCGTTCGCATCAGCTATCTCATTTACTTTGTATGAGTGACGATCTCGATATAAGAAGCTACTTTCTCCTTTATTCTTGATTGTGTTCAGCACGCTGCGACCAACCTGGAAACCATGCCTGGTAATCATGTGAATATACTCCTGGGTAGCAATCAATTCGCTCATAGCGTATATTGCTTTCTTTTGTAGACCCAGGTTCTTCTGACCGATTGCCTGGCGTAAAGCATAAGGTGTATTTATAACCGGTCTAATTATTGACATGGCTGCTGCCGAAGGAACACCAACAAATGCAGTCTTAGTCTGATTGAGCATTTGCGACATCCTGGTAGCAAAGTAGGTATCGATTACATTCTGTA